TCAGTTTTAACTTGATTTTTTGTAGAGTTTAAATGAAAGTTAATCATTTTTTCAACCTCTACTGCTATTTTTGGCAGTAGTACTTTCATTCAATCCCCCAGGAGCCATAAAAGCTCCATGTGTAGATGGGTTAGAAACAAAATCCCAACAAACTAGTTCAAAGTCGTCTTGTACCATTAAATGACCTTCGTTGGTCTGGGTAACTGATCCGGTGCCTCTGGAAGAAATACCAATGGTATGTCCGTCCATTATAATATTTTTAACTATATTGCCGGAAGGGGTATTAAGTAGCTGTACTGTGCCCATTACATCGTTTCCTTTCCACCATACCTCTTTTACTATATGAGAGGCGTTCTTTAAAGATACGATAGGTGAATCTGGATGGTCTAATTCTCCGTAGGCATTTCCTACTTCAATAAAGTTTTGAGTATATTTCTTGAGCTCTCTTTCTAGAATAGATCTTTTATATACTCGGCCGTTTTGATTCTCGGCTTCAGCTCTCTGTAAAATACCTTTTACTTCAAAGATACCAGGTTTGGTCTTACTTTCGGTAAGTGTGGTAATAGGTTGAAAAGCAATTAAATTTGACACTATAGTACCTTACCGTCTAATGTGAAAGCTTTTTGTTCAGTTTCTTTTTCATCTAACCGTCCGTAATCTCCTCTTTTCATTTTAGCAGCAAAGGCTGGGCTGTCTTTTCTACCCTGTTTACCGGCAAAAGGATTTACATAAAAGTCAAATGAAATATAAAGAATACCGTCTCTTATGTCTATGCTTACGTTCTTTAAGGTGTTGATAAAGTACGATCTTAATCCGCCTGTAAAAAATCTCTTAGGGTTACCGATAGTTTTGTCGCGTAATTCTTCGGCATCCATACTACCAGGCGTTACTACTATTTCAGCCTGTGCCAGTTCGGCGTCTTCTTGATGGGAAAGTTCAACGTCAACTTTCTGTACGGTAGGATCTACTTTTTCTATTACGTCAGCTACTTGAGACTCGTAGCTAGAAAGGTCTACAACGCCCTTTATATCTTCGTTAACTTTTTTCTTATCTTCACTGAGAACTTTAACGATAAGTTTTTTAAAAGTCTCTTTTAATTGACTCTTTTTTTCTTGTAAAGCTTCTATTTCCTCTTCTGAAACAGTGTCTTGATCTTCTATAAAAGTAAGTTCGTTAGATATATAAGTAATAAGATCGTTTTTTGCATGCTCAATCATACCAGGTTCGGTCATAGGTCCGGCCTTCCAGTCATCCCATGCCTTTTGAATTAACTTTATTCCTCTATCAAGATCGGCGCTCATTAGCTCTACATATCCGCCATTACCGTAATCGTCTTCTTTAACTACTTTACCGCCTTTGCTTTTAGGACGACGGCCTTCACTAAGGTTTGCTTTTACCATACCGTTATCTTTATCTACGGCATTTTTTTCTTCTGCTGGTTTCATTACGTCTTTTCTTTTTTTCTGAACTCTAGTAGGTTCGTCGGCTAATATATTAAGGTAATACTGAGGATTTTTTTCTAAGTTAGTTATTACTTTTTCTTTAGCTTTTTCGTAATCCTTTTCGGTAAAATCTCTATGAATAGTATTAAATCCTTTTTTCTCTAATTCGTAATCCACTCCTCTTTCAACAGCTTCTATAGAAAACATATCTTGACTGTTAGCAGTATATTCGTGATCTGAGATCTTTTCTTCTTTGTACTTTTCAAGACCTTCGAATACCATTCCTTTATTCTTAAGAATAGCTACAGTATCATCGAATCCATTATACTGAGTTATATGATTAGGTAAAGCTAAACGGGCGTCTCTTACAAATTGTTTTTTGCTTAACTTGCCGTCTAGAACTGCGTTGTATTTTTCTGTAAGTGTTCTCATTGTAAGTAGTCGAATAGTTTAGTGTGTGAGGGACGCTTAGGTCTCTCAGCTTTTTTGTATCCTAATTTTTTTGCGTATTTCGTTGCTTGATTATCTCTTTTATTTTTTGAGAAAGCATGCGGTGTAGCATACTGTGCACCTGTACCGGGAGTAAATGTGGCTCCAGTACCGGTCGTCGAGATTTCATCAAGTACTTCTTTTACTAATGATCTCAACTGGCTTCTTTTCATGCCTCTCTAATCTCTTTTATTAATTCGTAGTATTGCATTAATAAAGCTAGTGTGTCGTCGTTAACTCTTTCTTTATTAGTCAATAGTGCAATATTATCAGCTACTTCCTGTAATTTTATTTTGACTATATCATCAGTTACAGAAGGTACTAATTTAGTAATTTCTTCATATACTTTTGTTAATTCTTGATTAACAAACTCTCTCAATTTATTTGTAGAATCAACAGAGGTAATAAACTCTTTAAGAATATTCTTTTGTTGTGGTAGTAAATTAGTATACTTTTTATTGAACTTCTCCAATAATATTTTATAAGTTAGAAGCTTAAGATCTTTTTCATAATTACCGTACTCCTCAATTAAAGACTGTCTTACTTTATTCTTGTCTTGCTGTAATTCCGTTAGATGTTCTAAAATGGTAGTTTTGTTGTCTACGAACACCTGAGGGTCAACTAATTCAGAATTATTTTGAGCTTCTAATAAACAGTATAAAGCTGCAAAAGGTTTATAATCTCTAATCTTAGCCGAAAAGAAATGACCTACGTCATAGTTCTTCTTTATCTCTGATATGAGCTCGTACTTCTGGTTCTTTAGAGAGGATTGATCAAGTTTACGAGATATTTCTGTTATAGTAGAAACAACGGTTTCGGCTTTTTCTCTACCGATTCCTTTGTTTTTTGAAATGTACTCGTACAGTCTATATTCTTTAGCTAGAAAGCTTTTACCGGAATAAAACTTCTTTAATATCTTAATAGCCGGAGAGGGTCTATTCTCTAGAGTATCAGCAGCTATTTGCTTTATAAGAAGTTCGTAAATGAGCCCGGTGTTTCTAAATTTAGAATGCTTAATTTTCATAAGTAGATTATTTTGGCATTATATATAAATATAGTTAACTATCCAATTCCTTTATATTGCTTTCGTCAAGTAAAGTATCACTTTGAGCTTCTTTTTTCTCAAAGATAATCTTCTTCTTGCTTAAAGCAGAAAGGTCTTTAGATAATTGAGCATATGCCATTCTAGCTTTTAAATTATCTACTTCATTAACATTATCGTTATCACTTGGATAACCCCCATGCATGTCGTTTGTACCTAATCTATCACGTCCACCTAAGGGGTCTTCTTGTGTTCCAATAAAGGAAGCTTTCTCTTGCGGTCTTCCTACTGGATTCTGTTCATCGTAACCTAGTGGTACTTTCGGTGATTCTGCCGCTCTTCTACCGTACATAGAGGCTAGATCGTGTGGGGTACCGTAACTTACTCCGGACTCTACTGGGTCGTTACCTTCGTTTTCTATTTGTGCTAATCTAAATTTACGTTTAGCATCTTCTCTAACTAAATTCCTCATTTGATTGTACTGGTCTTCAGAAAGATTGAATACATTTTCATATACGTAATCAGTAGAGAATTGCTGAGAGTCTATCATATTTTGAGCCAGTTGCATCTTTTCTGATAGTAGAGCCACTTTTTCTTGTTCGAATATAATAGACGGATTAGTTAGCTTAATATCAAAATTAGTTAATGATTCACCGGTAAACCCTTGAGCATATAAATGTACAAGTGCTATCTTGTTCAGTTCAGACTCCATAATTCTCTGTATTCTCTCAACTGTGCGTGCGAATCTAATATCTTCTGCAGCTAAGGTAGCTTTACCCTGTAGATCACCTTCATACCCGAAATATGCCTTAGGTACTTTTAAAGCTGCAAACATCTTAGCGAGTAGGTAGTCTACATCTTGAGTACCATCGTACTCTAATCCTTTAGTAGTTTCTATTTTAGTAGAACTATCACCGTTTCTTACTGGAAGATAGAAATCCTCCATCATATTCTGGATATTAAATCGTAGATTGTATTGTCCGGTTTGCTGGTCGACGTAAGGAGTTTTTTTCATTCCGTCGATGGTCTTCTGCATGAATTGTTCTACCTCGTTTGGCGGAATACCACCTACGTTGATATAGAACATTCTCTTTTCAGGTGCTCTCATTATACGATGTATTAACATCGCATCTTCCATTAAAGTTAACTGCTTGAATATTTTTCTTGCTGGTTCGATATAAGATCGACCGTAAGGTAGGTAGTTGGTATCAGATATTAAACGGAAGTGAGCAACCTCATAATTGTCTAAATGTATTACTTTTTTGTTAGACTTAGGAATGTAATTAGGATCAAGAGAAGAAGCTAGTCCGTCTGGGTCAATTTGAAATGCTACCTTGGATGGATTTTCTGGGTCTTGACCTTCCGTTCTTACCATATGGTAGACTGTATAGGGAAGAGCATTAAAAACTCCAAATTCTTCACTTACTTCCAGTTTTAAGAAAAAGTCTCCGTACTTACACATGTTACGAGTCCATGACCATAAATTGAACTCAATATTAAGTATATCGTAAAATAAGTTATAAAGTACTTTTTGTAACCTTTCGTCTGAGGACTTAATAGAAAGTACTTCACCATGTTCATTTCTTAGAGTAGCCTCGTCTGCTAAAATATCTAAAGTAGAAGCTATAAGTGGATCTGTATCCATAGCCTCATAATCTGAGTAGAGCTGTATCCTTAACGTTTGATAGTTAAGGTTAGGGTTAAAAATATTCTTATTATTATAGATATAAAGACGGCTAAACCTATCAATGAGAGAGTTAGTTTCGTACTTACCAGTAGTTTGAATCTGGTTTATATCTGCAACTTTAAGTTGTTTTCCACCAATGTTACGTACTACTACATCAGATGAGAACAGTTTTGAAAGTCTTGAAAATAGTGATTTATCTGCCATCTTTAGGGCTTTTGTTTATATATAAATATCGTTACTTAAGTATCCAGGAGATGTCTTCTTTTCCGTGGTTAGTCTCTATAGTATACGGATTATTTCTACGATTATCAACTGATGTAATTACCGATGGGGTACGTTGATTGAGGTTGGTAAATGAAGATAATTGAGCTCTTGCCAGGTCTATACCCTGTTGTCTCAATCTTAATGCAGTATCTCGAATATACAGTCCAATGGCGAAGGCCATTACTACGTCATCGTTATAACCATTTTGTGCTTGTGCTTTACCGTTCTTCCATATAAAGACTCTCATTTCATTTATAAGTCTTTTTGAACGAATAGTAACGGATCTTTCTCTTACATACTCCATCATTTTAGCTATAATAAGAGGACGAGTTTTATTGGAAGTCGTAAAGCCTGGGACTAGTTTATCTGTATCCCATTTATTCATATAGGACTCTACAGTTTCGTTTTGACTCCTGGTAGAGTAGTAAAGGTTACGGTATTCTCTTTCTAGAATCTGTTCTATGGTAGCCCATCCTATATTAGCATTTTCGACTACAAGTAAGGCATCGTTGTATTCAGATGCAGCTCCTACAACTACATTACCGAAATCTTTAGGAGATAATTTACCTTTGTATTCAGCTACCTGACAGGCACTTTCTATATCAAATATATGAAATGCTGAGTAGTCTTGACTGTCTCCTCTGGCGACATCAGCAACTACCATATAGTCTTTAGAGTAGTCAGGTGATTCCCATATCCACATATTTCCGTCAACACCTCTACGTTCCACAGGTTCTTGCATTTGAGTTTCTTCGTAGTAAGTCATGTCTTCAGGTTCAAATACAGTATCCCCGGAAGATAGGAAGTCACAGTCACATTCCTGTGCCGCCATCCTTGGTCCTAAGTCTGCATCCTGCTGTTCACGCCAGGCTTCGTTTCTTTCCGGGTGAACGGTCCAGGGAAGTTTTATAGGAAGAAAGCTGTTTTCTTTGGTTTGAGCTCTAGCCCATGTTTTATGGAACCAGTTACCAACACCGTTAGGAGTAGACAAAGATATACACTGTCCACCAGTTGCTAACGTTTGTTGGGCAGAAGTAAATGTTTCTTCAATATTATCAATGAATGCAGCTTCATCCAATACAAGTAAGGATACTGCTTCAGATCTTGCAGCATCAGAGTTAGAAGAAGCAGCTTTAATTCTAGATCCATTTTTTAACCTCAAACTTAATTTATTTTTTTCTACTGCTTTCATCTTCAACCACTTAGGTAACTGATCGTACATAAACTGTACCTTAGTTACCAGGTTACGGGCGGTAGCTTGAGTTGTTGCAAGAGTAAGTATGTTCTTATCTTTTTGAAAGGTCATTAACCATAACGAGTAACCGGCTACCAGAGTTGATATACCCAGCTGACGGGACTTAAGAGTTATAGCGTACTGGTTATCTTTGTAAAGGTGTAGTACTTTTTCCTGGAAAGGGTAAAGGTTAAAGAGAATACGACCACGTGTTGGGTGCTGTATATAACAGTATTTCTTCATAAAGTAAACCGGGTCTTTGGCACACTTTACGTATTCTTGAGTTATAACCTTTTTTATTTGATCTTGTTGATTCATATATATAAATATGAAATCTTTAGAAATCTACTATTTTTAACTCGCCAGATTTAGTTTGGAGTAA